TTGGGCGCGTGTGCCTGTGTAGCCCTCGTTTTTGAGGATTTTGTAAGCTGAATCTCCGCGCTTTTTCATTCCCGCAATCTCAAGCCGCAAGGCGGCTCGGAGGGTCAAAAGGCGGTAGCGGGCTATTTGCTCGGGTGTGTCTAAAACAATGGCAGTCATCGGATGGTCTCCTTTATTCATCGGTTTCGGGTTGGTCTTTTTCAATGGCGGTGTGCAGTCGGTCATGCTCGCGCATGGCTTTTGTGCGTCTGTCGATCTCGGCTTGTTCTGCCGGAGTTCGTGACGGGTTGCGAAATCCGTCAAGGTTTTCGGCTTCAAGTTCGCCCATTGTTTTTTGGGTGGTGGTCATGGTTTTTCCTTATGCGTAGTTATTGCGGATTAAAAAGGCGATCAGTTCTGAGCGAGTACCCTCGCGGTATTTCCCGCCCACTGGGAAAACGTAAAGCTTGCCGGAGTTCAATTCCCCGATCATTTGGTTTGCGATAGCCTCGCGTTTTTCAAGGCGGGCGAGATAGCGATCCTCGTTCGCAAATCTGCGGCTGAGGCGAGCTTGCGCCCTGCGCTCGTCTTTAAGTTCGGATGGTGTCATGTGCATGGTTTCTCCTTTGGTTGGTGGTAAGTAATCCCCAAAGCCCTCACATAAGGGCTTCAGGCAGTGCTTAACGCTTCGCTTTAGGCTCGAAGAACCCTACCCACTGAGTGCCCTCTACTTGGGGCTGATACATCTTGATTTCATAGGACGCGTCGTGCGGTACAGGCACAAGGTACAAGCTGTATGGGTAGCCCTCTTTTTCCATGTGCTTGAGTAGTTGCACAAGGTTTCTTTTTTCGTTTGTGGTAATCCAAGTGCAAACGGACGAAGCGTAGAAGTGAGTCGTTTCGGGATGGTTTTTCATGGTTTAGATTCCTTGAATAGATGGTGAGTCGGTGCAAATACAGGCGATACGTTCGAACTTAGGTGCATTTTCCAAAGTGCAAGCAATGACATTTCGCCCAGTGTGGGTGTAACTTTCAACCCGCATATCGCGCCCTTGAACTTTTATAACTTGACCAATTTTGTATTGGGCTTTTGGAATGAAAGCAAATCGCATGATAGTCCTTTTGTAAGTTGGTGCAAAGCAGTGTAACGAAATGTTGTGCCTTACACTATATAAGCATAATAGAATCGTGCCATGTATCAAAAAAGCCTTTAAAATCAACGCTAGGTATTTTCCCTATGTAATCCTTTTGGTTTCAAAAGTGCAGTGATTCAATAATTCATTTTGAACACAAAATAATTACAAAAACAAGCTGCCTAAAAGGGGTAGAAAACTTTAAATTTTTCTGTTCCAATCGCGCCCGTAAGGAACTAGCGAAGCGGGGCGGCTTTGCTTCCCATTCCCCCAATCAAGTAGGAGAGACACAGAGATGAAAACACTAAGCAGAAAGCAGATAAGGGAAGGACTAGAACAAGTCCCAATGACCGAGCTTTTAGGCGTAGCGGGTAAAGCGTTAACAGGGAAGCAACAAGCGTTCGCCCGCGAGCTTGCGAAGGGGACAAGCAAGGCAGAGTCGTACAGAAGGGCTTACAAGCAAGATGCCAAGCCAAGCAGTCTGGCCAAAGATCCTTATACGCTAGCCAAAGATCCAAGGATCATCCTAGAGGCCGAGCATTACAAGCTGGCTTTAGAGGGGGCTAAACATCGTACCCCTGCGGCTTTACGCGAGCTTGTAATCCAATCCCTCGTGCAAGTAGTGATTGACCCAAAGGCCAAACAATCCACCAAAGTAGCGGCGGCTAAGGTACTCGGCACAGTGACAGAGGTCGCGGCTTTCACTGAGCGTAAGGAGATCAGGACGATACGCTCAAGCGAGGACACCAAAGCCAAGATCATGGGGCAACTGCGCGAGATGCTGAACGCGGGCGCGGAGGATGTCACGTTCGTAGAGGCGGACACCCTTTTGCGCGAGCTAGCGGGCGAGACCCACCCACTCCCGACCCCCCCGAATGGCGTTGCGGAGTCCCAAGATCCTATACATACTATTCCACCCGAATCAACCCAACAAGATTTGATTATTGATGAGTCCCCACCCCCAGAAAAAGTTTCCAGCGGGACACCCACCCACCCTTTTAGGGGAGACACCCCGGCCTAGAAAAATTAAAAGTTTTCTACAAAAAATTTCTAGAAAAATTTAAAGTTTTCTAGGATGTAGAAAAATTAAAAGTTTTCTAGAAAAATTTAAAGTTTTATGCGGTTTTTAAAAGTACAGATAAATAAGAAAATGGTGTCACGTAAAAGTGACATGACGTTCAATGAATGTATGGAGGTAGATATGACCCCGGTGCAGAAGGAAGTGTTTTTGATTATTGATGAGTGGTGGAAGAGGTATGGGTTTAGTCCCAGTCTTAAGGATATAGCTCATCAGAGGGGCAAGATGAGTATGTCAAATACTTCTAAGATAATTAAGCGGCTTGTGAATATAGGTGTTATAAAGAAGGTGGATAGACAGGGCAGGACGATTAGACCTGTGTATATAAACTTCAGGAACCTTGAGTGAAGCTGGAAGAATTGATTGATAGTTTGCCGGAGAACGAGAAGGATTTGTTCTTAGCGGAGGTGGAGGACTATAAGAGTGCGCTTGTGCGGGAGAAGGCGCAGGTGTCTTTTATGGACTATATCAAGACGATGTGGCCCGGTTTCGTTTCTGGAAGACACCATTCTTTAATGGCTAAGAAGTTTGAGGACGTTGCTAATGGGAAGATTAAGAGATTAATTATTAACATGGCTCCTCGGCATACAAAGTCAGAGTTTGCTAGTTACCTGCTCCCGTCGTGGTTTCTTGGGAAGTTTCCTAATAAGAAGGTTATTCAATGTTCAAACACGGCTGATCTAGCTGTGGGCTTTGGCCGGAAGGTTAGGAACTTAGTTGATTCTGAACAGTACTCAAAGATCTTTCCTAATGTAAGTTTGAGACAGGACAGTAAAGCTGCTGGTAGGTGGGCTACTAATGGCGGCGGAGAATACTTCGCTATTGGCGTTGGAGGAACTGTTACTGGTAAGGGTGCGGATCTTTTGATTATTGACGATCCGCATTCTGAACAAGAAGCGGCTTTAGCTCAGGGAGACCCGACGGTCTTTGACAAGATTTATGAATGGTATACCTCTGGCCCTAGACAACGACTCCAACCGGGAGGTACTATTGTTGTCGTAATGACCAGATGGTCGGAGAAAGACCTGACTGGTAGGATCATTAAGGATGCAGCAAGTAGGGATAAAGGTGAAGAGTGGGAGGTTATAGAGCTACCTGCGATCATGCCTAGTGGTAATCCTTTATGGCCAGAGTTTTGGAGCTTAGAAGAACTCTCTGCTTTGAGAGATGAGCTTCCTCCTAGTAAGTGGAATGCTCAGTATCAGCAGAACCCTACGGGAGAAGAGGGTGCTTTAGTTAAGCGAGAGTGGTGGAAGATTTGGGAGCATGAGGATCCTCCTAAGTGTGAATTTATTATTCAGAGTTGGGATACGGCTTTTACTAAGAATGAGCGATCAGACTATTCCGCCTGCGTGACCCTTGGCGTTTTTCACTTAAATGAGAACCCAGAGGATATAAATATTATTTTGTTGGATGCTTTCCAAAAGCGGATGGAGTTTCCTGAACTGAAGGAGAAGGCATTTAATCATTATAAAGATTGGGAGCCGGATGCTTTTGTTGTGGAGGCTAAGGCCGCAGGAGCACCGTTGATATTTGAATTAAGACGGATGGGGATTGTGGTGAGTGAATACACCCCGTCTAGAGGAAATGACAAGTTTGTGCGTTTAAATTCGGTGACTGATTTGTTCAAGTCGGGTAAAGTATGGGCACCTGATACGAGGTGGGCGCACGAGTTAGTTGAGCAGATGGCGGCGTTTCCGAACGCAGACCATGATGACTTGGTTGATGCTTGTGTACAAGGACTAATTCGTTTCAGACAAGGTGGATTTTTGCGGCTCGATTCGGATGAGCGTGAAGATCTAATCGGCTTCAGAAAGAAGCACGTTTACTATTGAGGCTCTCATGGAAAAATCTTTATACGAAATGCCACAGGGTATTGAAGCTCTGGAAGGCCCAGAAATTGAAATCGAAGTTGAAAATCCTGAATCTATGTCTATTGAGATAGATGGGATTGAGATTGATTTGACTCCTCCGTCTGGTGGTGGGGATGAGTTTGACGACAACTTAGCTGAATTTATAGATGACAGCGTACTAGCTACGATTGGCTCTGATCTGGTAGAAGAGGTGTCTAGTGATGTGACATCTCGTAAAGACTGGGTGGAGATGTATGTCAAGGGTTTAGATGTTTTGGGGATGAAGTATGAAGAGAGGACTGAGCCTTGGAATGGCGCTTGTGGCGTATTCTCAACCATACTCACCGAGGCGGCTGTTCGTTTCCAAAGTGAGACTATCATTGAAACGTTCCCGGCTGCTGGCCCGGTCAAAACGGAAATTATCGGTGCAATTGACCGTCTTAAAACTGAGGCGGCTGCTCGCGTCCAAGAGGACATGAACTACAAGCTTACAGAGGAGATGCCTGAGTATCGCCCTGAGCACGAGAGAATGTTGTTTAATTTAGGATTAGCCGGCTCAGCTTTTAAGAAGGTTTACTACGACCCCTCTTTAGGAAGACAAACCTCTGTCTATGTTCCTGCCGAGGATGTGATTATTCCTTATGGCTCTAGTAGTTCTAGGACTGCTGAGAGAGTTACGCACATCATGCGTAAGTCTAAGAATGAGTTAAAGAAACTACAGGTTGCAGGTTTTTATACTGATGTAGATCTTGGAGAGCCTAGTAACTTACATACTGATGTAGAAAAAAAGAAAGCGGATGAACAGGGTTACTCAGTAACCGATGACGACCGCTACCAGATTTATGAGATTCAAGTTGACTATGACTTACCCGGCTATGAAGATGAAGACGGTATTGCATTACCTTACATCATCACGATTGACGTTGGGACTAATAAAGTTCTGTCTATTTATAGGAACTGGAATGAATCAGATAAGAAGCGTCTTAAACGTCAACACTTTGTTCAGTACGATTATGTACCCGGCTTTGGTGCTTATGGCTTTGGTTTCATACATCTTATTGGTGGTTATGCCCGGGCCGGCACTTCTCTTATTAGGCAACTCATTGATGCTGGCACATTAAGCAATCTGCCCGGCGGCTTAAAGTCTAGAGGTCTCCGAGTTAAAGGTGACGACACACCTATTGCTCCCGGCGAGTTCAGGGATGTAGACGTACCTAGTGGGTCTATCAAAGACAACATCATGATGCTTCCTTATAAGGAGCCATCACAAGTATTGTCTATGTTGTTGGATAAGGTCACTGAAGAGGGTAGACGTTTGGGATCTATTGCTGATATGAACATCAGTGATATGTCTGCTAATTCTCCTGTGGGTACGACGTTAGCTTTGTTAGAGCGTCAGTTGAAAACGATGTCTGCTGTTCAGGCGCGGGTTCACTACGCTATGAAGCAAGAGTTTAAGATCTTAAAAGCGATCATTCGTGACTACGCTCCTACAGAGTATGAGTACGAACCTACTTCTGGCACGAGGATGGCTAAGCAGGAAGACTATGACATGGTGGATGTCATTCCTGTATCAGATCCTAATAGCTCGACGATGGCTCAGAGGATCATGCAGTATCAAGCTGTGATGCAAATGGCGCAGCAAGCTCCTCAGATTTACAACTTACCTAATCTTCATAGACAAATGATTGAGGTTTTGGGTATTAAGAATGGTGAGAAATTGGTTCCGACTCCAGATGATGAAGAGCCAAGAGATCCTATTAGCGAAAACATGGCGTTCTTGAAGGGCGAACCTACTAAAGCGTTTATCTATCAGGATCAAGATGCTCACATTGCAGCTCATACTACGTTTATGCAAGACCCAATGATCGCTGCAACGATGGGGCAGAACCCTATGGCTCAACAAATGATGGCGGCTATTCAAGCTCACATCGCTGAACACTTAGGATTCTTGTACAGACGCAAGATTGAAGAGCAAATGGGCGTTCCACTGCCTCCTCCAAACGAAAAACTGCCAGAAGATGTGGAAGTTCAGTTGTCAAAGCTCATTGCAGAGGCAAGTGCCCAGCTTTTACAGAGCAATACGGCTCAAGCTCAGCAGAAACAGGCTCAACAACAAGCTCAGGATCCGCTTATTCAGATGCAACAGGCTGAATTGCAGATAAAAGCAGAGGAACTTAAGCGCAAAACTGCAAAAGATCAGGCTGATATGGCTTTAGCTCAGGCTAGATTGGCCATTGATGCTGAGAGGATCAAGGCAGAGAGCGAAAGAGAGTCTATGAGACTGCAATCCCAGCAGAAACAGACTGAACAAAAGCTTAAAGCTGATGTTATTACCAAAATGACACGAGGCTAAATGACTAAACCGCTAGTTTCCCTACTAATGGCTGCGTATAACAACGTGGCTTACATCAAAAACGCTATAGATAGCGCAAAAAAGCAGACTTATAAGAATTGGGAACTGATAATTCTTGATGATGGGTCTACTGATGGTACTTGGGAGCTAGCGGAGGTGTTATCTAGGGGTGATAAACGCATAAAAGTCCACAAAAATGGGGTAAATATTGGCTATAACAGCACAATGTTGAAGCTTTCTGGGCTTGCAAAAGGGGACTTTTATGCTCATTTTGACAGCGATGACATGCTTGAA